CCCATTGTACTGATCATACTGAGGTCATGCACTTGTCCGGTCCTAGGGTCCGTACAGGTTGGGGACCTGAAAAGCTTCAACCAAGTGAGAAACTCACGAGGAAGAAACTCATCAAGCATCCCAACCGACAACGAATCACTAGCACTCTCCAAGTCAATCGTGACAAAAGAGTCGTCACGAGAGCCGAGGCGGGCAAGTTCTCTAGAGCGCTCTTGTTGCAACGCGAAGTCGATGCCGAAGCACCTGACTAAGCGCTGCTCAAGAATCCGTTTCAGGCCAAGCTGAAAAAACATGTTCAGCGATGGCTCGATACAGATCACTCTAGATATGTCCACCCTTTTCGGGACGAAATGTAATCGGTTACCCGGAACTATGTCGAATTCTCCGAAAGTGTTGATCCGATGATCTTCGGCATCGCACCAGCGGGGAAAGTTCTGAACATAGTTGCTATACGCAATGTATAGCCCTTCGGACGTAGTAGTCAAGGTGGAGGAGAACATCTTACTATAGAAGTCCTCCCCTTCAGCGCCTAAAGATGCCCCTGGGCCCGTATAAGCAAGGTCAAGTACCTCACCTAGACTGGATACCAGTGGCATTCCCTCGACGTTGAAGAACTCATGGATACATTGTTTAAGTGTACCAACGAGTTCATCTTCCCATGACTCCCACCTTGGTTGCCATTCGCTGCAACGTTTGTTAACAGCGAAAAACTTATCAGCGGCAGCATCATCTGCAGACGGGTGAACCTGTCCTTCGAACTTGCGAAGGAAGGCGTCCAACTGTAGTTTTGACGCAGCTTGCTTATAGGTTAACCAAGGGTTCGTGCCCTCCACATTGCTTGGTGGAAGGTACGGAGCTAGGTCCGAGACCAGATAAGAAAAAAGAGCATCAGGCTGACTAGCCATAATCTTCTCCTTCTACTCAGAAACTATGGGCTCTGCATTAGGCCTTTCATAGCACACAAACCTTCCTACAGTCACCTCAACGGTAACTATAGGAGTCGGTCTTTGCGCTTTGATCGACCATGATATCAGCGACCTCTCCAACTCCGGAAACAATTGGTTCCCCGAGAAAGATGAGGACGATGATACTACTAATGTAGCCGATGATCTTCTTGAGAACGGATTTTGTGACTTTCATCACAGAATACCGGAAACAAGCGAGTCACCGATCCCAGCGGAACACTGATTAAGCGTCCCGATGAGAAGCGACATAGCAGCACGAACGTTTGCAGAATCATACGAGTCGGAACCTGCCGGGACGTCAATCGTTAACGTCGCGATCAGGCTCTTCGCCGGCTGATCTGCAGCTGGAATCACGCCCTTACGGACGATGAATTTCCAGGTGTTCTTGCCAACTGAGTAGTAGATACCGTTGCTGGGATCAGGTACGCCCAAAGACTTAAAAGACTTTGGACGAAACATGGTCACAGTAAACGGCGAAGATGCCGAATGGATATTGACACCAGTCTGTGTTCCGCCAAGGGCGGTAACAGCATACTGTTTGCCAGTAGCATCCGGTGCTACGTCACTCACATGAGTATACGTAGGCGAAGTAAGCCCGGTTTGGGCTCCCCCTGTAACAGGGGACGTGGGTGCAAAACTCACGGTGTTGACTCCAATCAAGGGGTTAATGAGATCTCAGCGTCGCGGCAGCAAGGAGTGCGGAAATGTTCAAATATTTCCGCGCGTTTCCAATACCAGGTATCTGGAATTCCCAATCGGGAATGAAGTTTCCAGTATAGATGGTACGAGAAACATCCTTACGCTCTGATTCTGAGACTGATGGCGAAGCCTCAAGCAGCACCCAACCACTGGTATTCACCTTAGTGGCTGTGTGATGCACGTAATACTTCCTAATCTTTCGATTAGTAATATTACACCAGGCCAAACCAGATCTCTGGTAAGACCAGCCCATGAGTACTTCTTGAACGTTCGAGAAGTAGTCAATGAGGAAGGAGTAGGGTATGAGCTCCCATAGCGTAGGCACAAACTCACGGGGACTAAACCCCATGAGCCTTAGTGGAAACGCAACAGGATTCATAGCCCTAGCAACCGATGCACCTCTATACACCACGTGGGCGGACGACGAAAATCGGCGCAGCGTGACGGTGGTCATATTGAGCTGTGTCCCGGCAAGGGACTGCTCAGTCTGAACAGCATCGACTCTGCCCTCAGCTCGAAGCTGAATAGCA